GCGATCGTCGTAGATGCCGTCGGGCCAGAACATCCCGTCTTTGCCCTTGATCTTGAAGAGGCTCGTCTGCTGCGCGGTCTGGTCGAAGCCCTCGACGTTGAAGGCCAGATCCTGCAACGATTGGAAGTCGAAGATCCCACCGAGAGGATGCAGCCGCTCCGCCTCGATGAGGACCATCAGCTGCCGCATCGCCTGGTCCAAGAAGGACGAAACGACGAAAGGCGAAACCTCGCCCTCGTTGCTCTTCGCCAGCTCGTAGACCTGCTGCCAGAACTCTTGGATCTTCATGCCTTCCCCGCTCCCGCGTGCGACTTGGGCGCATCGAAGTAGACGCCGAACTTGGCGAGATCCTGAGCCATCTCACCCTTGTACTGCGCGGCCAGCTCGACCTGCTCGTCACGCTCGTGGATTCGAGAGATCGCGTAGTTGACCATCGCCGTCTGCCAACCAGCCGGGATCTCGACGTTGGCACCTTCCCACGCCGGCACCTGAAGGAAGACGGGCACGACGAACCAGCCCGCCGTGCCGGCGTAGAGCTTGATCCGCTGCCCGCCCTCATCGAGCGCCCAGCGCACTTCGGGCCCGCTCAGCGCCGGACTGGTCTTCGGATAGCCCTCGATCATCCGGTCGAGCTGCAAGAGCGAGACGTGCTGCGCGCGGAAGCGCGAGCCGGTGAGGTTCACATCGCTACTCTGGTAGACGGAGACGATCTTGAAGACGCCGGTTGAGGTGCCGCCGCTGCCCTCTTTGATCGTGACATCCCCGATACCGGACGACGGGATGAGCGCGTTCAGCGTGTGCTTCAGCACTTCCCAGACCGAAGCCTCGGGAGCGATCGGCAACACTGCGTTGAGGAAGTCGATCCCGGCCTGCTCGATGAAGGCGTCTGCCGCTGCGTTCGAGGCAACGTGCTGCCGAACTGCGGCGAGGAGAGTTGCCTTGGGATACAGCATGATCGCCTCCGAAGAAGAGGAGAGGGGGCCGAAGCCCCCTCTCTGCTACTGGCGCCGGAGCACCATGAGAGCGATGACGCCATCGCCGGTGACGGCACCGTCGGCGGTGATCGTCACCGTGTTCGCGGTCGCGGCGACCTTGTACTCGCGATCGGCCGTCGTGTCGAAGTTCTTCACGGAGTGGATGCAGATGTCCGACGACAAGACCCCGACGATCGTGAGCGCCAGCGGCGTCGATGCCACCGTCACCTCGCGAATGTCGACGATCTCGATCTTGTTCAGGCGCTCGAGCTGACGCGTCGAGCTCGCTTTGCCTCGCGGCATTGTTCACCTCCTCGGTGAGTAGAGGGGGCCGAAGGCCGGCCCCCGAGGTAATCTCTGCCAGCCGAGGCTAGTAGAGCTTGACGATCGCGTGCGTCTGCTCGTGCCGGACCTGCAGGCCCGCCTCCGTGATCAGGTACTCCTGATACATGTCGGCGTCGTTGGCCTGGCTGTTCGGGACCAGCTTGGTGTCGCGGGTCTTGAGCGGCCGGTACTTGATGTTCTTCATGTCGAGGATCAGCCCGTAGTTCTCCCAGTAGCCACGGAAGAACGGGTGGATCACCATGTTGAGAACACCGTGCGGGCCGATGAGCTGCGAGATGGCGAACCCGAACTTCTCGCTGCGGCTGTTGCTCGGCATCCACTGGAAGCCAGAGGCCCCGAGCCCAGCGCCGTAGGCGAGAGACGCCCAAGCACGACCGCACAGCAGCGTCTTCTCGTCGCTGCCGATGACCTGATCCTCGAACACGAGCTCCATCATGTCGTTCATGTGCGAGAAGAAGGTGCCGGTCGCGTTGTCGATCATCAGCGCCGAATCCGCGTGGCTCGCCGCGCCGATGATGTCGGGGTTGAAGGTGCGGATGTAGCCGGCGTTCGCCGCCGAGGTGATCCCGAGGCCGAGCCCGCCCGTGGTCCGCCGAGGCGAATCCGAGTACGGGTCATCGATCGTGGGCGCACCCTGGAAGATGAACGCCATCTCCATGTCGAGCTTGTGCTGACGCGCCTTCCGCACCTTCTTGCGCAACCAATCGTGCGGCCCCGTCATCTCGGTGGCGCGCATCGTCTCGGTCATGCTGTAGGGCGTCTTGAAGATCTGCGTCAGGCCGTAGTTCCAGTTGCTGCCACGGTGCGATTCCTGCGGCAGACCGGCTCCCTCGTGGTAGCCGACCTGGAACATGTCCGGCGTGTAGACCCGGACGTAGCAGTCGTAGGCAACCGAAGTGCCCGCGCCGCCACCGCCGGAGAAGCCGTGGTCCGAGGCGACCGCAACGAGCGAAGGCGCACCCGTGATCGGGATGACGCCCGTGCGGGCGGCCACCACGTCGATCAGGATGCACTCGTTGCTCTTGATGGACCCGTTGGTGTCGTGATGCCACCCGTTCGAGTCCGTGGCCGCCGCGGAGCTGAAGTTGAAGGACGTGGCGCCGTCGACGGCACCGATCATGATGAAGTAGCCGACCGGGTCCGCCGTGACGTCGATCGCAGCAGGCAGCGGGATGACCCCACCAGCGGCCGGCGTCGCGCTGACATCGATCGTCCGCCACTGACCCGCGTTCTCGACGCCGCCCTTCTCGAGGATGATCCAGGCGTCGTACCACGTGCCGGCATCGAGGATGGTCAGCTTGTAGAGCAGCAGGTCGCTGATGTCGTAGCTGGCAGCGTTCTGCCAGTAGGGCACCGACTCCAGGCCCTGCAGGTCCGACGGGCTGCTGAACTTGAGCCAGGCCGCACAGTCGGCGGCACCGCGCCCGACGACCAGTTCGGCCTTGAAGGAACGAAGGTTGAAGTCCGCGTCCTCCATCCACTCGAATCGGGGCGAGGGGGTGTCCTCGCGCCCGACCTTGTTGAGAAGAACGAGGAACGGCGTCTGCGCAGGGCTGATGTTCCAGAGCTGATCGTCGATCGCGAAGAGGACGCGGCGGTTCAGACCACCGCCCAGCTCCATCGGCCCCGAATTGTACCAACCAGAGCCGTAGAGGTTGGTATCACTGGTTCCGGGCATGATAAGCCTCCAGTCTCAGTTGTAGAGACAGGGGGCGACTCAGGCTAGTCGAGCAGCTTCCGCCCGCCGTCGGCTCTGTCCATCGCGAGCATCTCCTGCAGCATGATGGTCGCAGCGTTGGGACGCTGCGGTTGCCCACCACCCTGACTCGATAGCGTTGGACCCAAGCCTTGAGCGCGACTGATCTGCTCGAACACCATGTCCTGCCCGCGCTGTTCCGCGGCGATGATCGGAGCCTGTCCACCGGCACCCTGGTTGCCGACCCCGGTATACAGCAGCTCGAGGATCTTCTCGGGCGGCGCATCCTTGATCAGCTGCAACATGCTGGTGACCTGCTCCTCACTCACCTCCGGTCGATGGCGACGGAAGTTGTCGATCCCCTGCCTCAGTTGGTCTTTCTGCTGCTGAGTTCTGAGGGCCGAGCTGAGAACACGGTTCGCCGCTGCGGTCGCGATGTGGTTCGTGTAAGCCGCGAGGCTTGCCGGGTCCACTGTCGCTCCGGTCGGCTGACCGTATTCGTCCTTCTCCATCTTGACGACGAGTTCCGGGGGTGCTTGCGCATCGCTTCCGGGGGCAGCGCCTCCCGCGCCTTCACGCGCGCTCTGGAGGACGCCGATGATGCCCTGCGCCACTCGTGGATCTTGCTCGATCTCCTCGATCAAGGGATCGTACCGCTGATAGCGCTTGAGCAGGTTCTGAGCCTGCGCTGCGAGCGACTGCTGCTGCCGCATGAAGGCATCCGCCTGCTGGAGCCCAGCAGGAGTCGAGATGTCGTAGCGGCCCATCAGGAGGTTCGATGCCCCGTCGCCGGAACCTGCACCAGCCGCACCCTGCGGGGTCGGGGCGCCCTGAGCGTTCCCGCCAGCGTTGCCGGCGGGCGCATCGGACGCGCCAAGCACGAGCGGCGCGAACTGATTGACGAAGTCCCGGGTGACGGACCCATCCGGTTTCAGCTGGAAGGGCTGCGCAGGGGCGCCAGAAGCGGCACCGCCAGCCTGTCCCCCATCCGCCGGCTGTCCTTGGTTCGACATTTAGCTTCCCTTCTTCTTGGCCGGTGCAGCAAGGCGCGCTGCGGCTTGCTGGACCTGCTGTTGTTTCAGAGCGAGCGCTGCTTCCTTCTCGATGTACTCCATCTCCAGAGCATGCTCCTTCGCCTGGAGTGTCATCAATTCCTGAGTAATGCGCGCTTTTGCAGCCGTGTCAAGTAGGTTCGATTTCTCCAGCATCCGGTACTCTTGAACGGCCGACTTGATGCCGAGCTGGATCGACTGCCGGCGCATCGTCATCACGATGCCCTGCATCTGCTTGATCTCCTGGGCCTGCGCCTCGATGACCTGCCGCTGCTGGGCGATCATGCTCATCCGCTGGATGATCTCGTCCCGGTCCTTGATGTCCGTGCCCTCGAGCAGCGCTTGGTTGTCGATCGCGCCGAGCGCGAAGAGATCCTTGAGCTTCAGGAATTCCGCCGTGCGGTTCGTCGGGATCTTCGACCCCGCCACGACGACCACGTCGTAGATCGCGCCGTCGACCTCGTTGAAGACCTCCACCTTCCCGTTGTCGGGGTTGTACCGACGCTCGTTCAGGTAGAACTCCTGGTAGCGGCCTTCCTTCTCGCCGGCGATGCGGATGAACTTGGGCATCTTGTAGAGGTGCTGACAGAGCGCGATGATCGTCTGCCCCAGCCGCGCCTTCGCGTAGTTGAACATCAGCACGCTGGGCGCGAGACGGCGCGCACCGAACTCCTCGAGCGCCATCGTCGCCGCGTAGGTGTCCGGCGCCTGCGAGGAATCCCCGTGGGAAACCGGGAAGCTGCCAGCCATCGCCTCCATGTCGTGCTTTGCCACTTCCTCCAGGTAGGCGAGCGCCTGCGGGAGCGGGATCGGCTGCACCGGGATCGGCGCGTTGTACCCGACCTTGTAGGGCAGCTTCGCGTTGGGCAGCGCCGCGCTGGCGTTCCAGACATCCTCCTCGATCGAGCCCTTCTCGTAGAGCCACTTGTTCGAGGAGCTGAGGGCGGCGTTGAGGATGAGCAAGCTGCGCCGCTTGTTGACCTCGTCCTGCATCCCACGCAGGTAGGTGATGTCGCTGATCGGGAACGGCGTCCCGGTCCAGTAGTTCGGCACCGGGATGAGCGGGAAGTCCTCCAGCGGCAGGAGCCACTCGCCGATGAAGACATCCTCGCCGGCGCTGACGTACTTGCGGATGCGGCGCCGCTTGATCGAGGCCGCCTCCCAGGCCGGGTCCCCCTTGAACTGGTCGCGGTAGACCCGGTCGGGCACCGTGCGCATGAACTTGCCGGCCTTGTTGCGCACGACCCAGAAGGTCTCGACCACGCGCGTGTAGCGCTCGATCAGTGTGACGTAGTCCTGACTGTTCACCGTCTCCGCGTCCATCTGCGCCGGCGTGACGATGAAGTAGCCCTCGTCGTCGTAGCTGTCGGTCATCGTCTTCTTCGGCCCAACGTCCCCGTAGCTCTCCGCGGCCCGCTTGAGCGCGGCCGCGTGCGACGGGTAGAGATGGATCGCCTGCGGGAGCGTGAGCCGCTTGACGATGAGGATGTGGTCGGCATCCGAGAAGTCGGGCTTGCGGCTGTTGGGATCGACGCGCACGTTCTCCGGGCGCTCCAAGCCGACCACGACCTCGCCCTTGCCGTCGTCCGCGTCCTCGTCGATGTAGGCGTGATACCAGCCGACCCCGCTGACCGCGTGGTCCTGCTTCACCGCCATGTCCGTGATCTCGAAGTGCGAGCGCTGAAGGACGTACTCCATCATGCTCGACCAGAGGACGGCCTGCTGATTCGCGGCCTTGTTGCGCGGCAGCGCCATCAGCGACGGCTTGTGGTCGAGCAGCTGCGCGACCTTCTGCAAGATGATCGGCGTGATCTTGTTGATCGTGAGCGGGAACTGTCCGCGCTGCTCGAGGATCGCGACTTCCTCGTCGGTCCACTGCTTGTTGTGGAAGTAGTCCTCGTTGAGCTGCCGCTGCTCGAGCCAGTCCGAGGCGTAGCTCTCGTAGTCCTCCATCAGATCGAAGCTGAGTTGCGCCTCGCTGCTCTTCGCTTTGCGTCCCATCGCTACTCCTACAAGAGCTTGAAGTTCATCTGCCGCCGCTGACTCTCGGCGAGGCGCCGGGTCCGCGCATCGCGTGCCATCGAGGCCCCGAGCTGCTTGGGTGTCACCACGTCGGGCTTCGTCGCGTACTGGCGCGTGTTCCAGGCCGCGTCCAACCAGTCGTCGCTCGGGGGCTTGGGATGCCCCTTCATCTCCGCTTCGGCGATCGTGTGGCTCGTCTTGATCCAGATCCGGTGCTTCTTGTGGTCGGGCACCATCTCGTTGTGCCGAAGGCTCTTCTTCTTCTTGGAGTCCACGCCCTTGACCGGGATGTAGACCCCGCGCGCCTCGCAACGCTGAATGAAGGAGCGCTTCATCTGCTCCTGGTAGCCGACCGTTTCGATGACGACCAGCTCGGGGTGATAGCGCTTGTAGAAGTCGAAGAGGTGCTCGATGACCACGTCGGTGTCCATGCGCCCACGCTCGTAGTCGTCGAAGTAGTAGTTCTCGTCGGCGTCCAGCGCCATCGGGAGGATGACGCCGTAGTCGCCGTGGTCCTTGGAGTTGAGGTCGACGCCGAGGTAGGTGTTCACCGGCTTGCGCAGCGGCGGGTCGAAGCGCCGGCTCTCGCCGTCTTCCTTGAGCCAGGTGATCGAGATCCACGCACGGCCGGAGTCATCGAGGTCGATCGAGCCTGACCAGAAGCACATGTTTTGCTCCTTGAAGCCCTGCTCGCTCGGGTCCGACGGCGTGTTGCGGAACTCCTGCCAGTAGAGGTAGCCCTGCCCGCGCGCCTCCAGGGACGCCTTCTTCGCCATCAGCTTTTCCCAGGGCCAGACTGTCGGCCACAAAGAGATGCCCCTGCCACTACGCCCGAGGGCGTCGACCTCGGCGTCGAACTTCAGCACCTTCCACGCCGGGTCGTTCTGCACATCCACGAGGTAGGCATCTGGGTGAACGATGGTGCCGGTGACGAGCATCTGCCCGTTCTCGGCCAGCGTGTTCTCGACGGCCGCCGACAACCAGCGCTTGTTCGCCACGCGGGCCTCGAGCGTGTTCGTGTTGTGCTCGCTCTCGAAGTCGTCGCAGATGATCCGGTTGGGACGCGAGCCCATGTACTGAAGACCACGCACCCGCTGCCCGGTGCCGAGCGCGAGGATGCACGTGTTGTTGTTGAGGATCAGCTCCGTCTCCGTGTCCTTCGTGCCCTTGCCGACCAGCATGTCGCCGAAGTAGTAGCGGTAGACCCCGTTGAAGCGGAGCGTGTTGCGGATGTTGCCGACGAAGCGCGCGGACTGGTGCTGCGCCTCGCTGATGATGAGGATGAACAGCGGCTCGTCCGGGTCCTTGTAGCTGAGCGCGTGCATCGGGTTGACGAAGGTGGACGTGGTGCTCTTCGCATGGTGCCGCGGTGCGATAACGCACTTGTACTGGCAGGGGTCGAGGTAGAGGCGATAGATGAGTTCGTGGAAGTCGGGTACCGGCTTCGACAGCTCCCTCGGGAACATCATCTTCCCGAAGAAGGCCATGTCCCTACCCATGTCGTAGCGCAGCTTCTGATCGATCAGGGCCTGATCGACGGCATGCTCGGCGGCCTGCGTCATGAGGTCTCCGTAGGCGGCGGCAGGCTACGCTGCGCATTTGCCTCGCGCCCGGCCGCGATCTGCTCGTTGCTGTAGCCGGGGAAGACCAGCCGCCCGCGAGGGTGCGCCTCCTCATGATCGCCGGCGATCCCGCGCATGCGCGCGAAGGCTTTCAGCGTCTCGAGCCGGACGTGGTCCGACCCGCCATCCTTGGTGACCAGCAGCTTGAGCTGCTCGATGATCCACTCGTCGGTGACGCCCTTCTCATCGAGAACCGTGGACAGCTGGACATCGATCGCTCGTTCGACGTTCATGCGTCTGGAGAACCTCCGCGCCTCTCTGCGCCAGCAGCGAGACTTCTCAGGGTCGATCCGACTCACCGCCAGGTAGGCTTGCTCGACAACCTCCAGCTCCCTGCCCGGCCCCAGGTGGGCATACTCCAGCAGGAAGCGGAAGAACGCCCTCACGAAGCGCCGCTCCTTCGGGCTCAGCGGGCGGTTCGGGTCCTTGTGCGCGATCCGGGGGTCCTTCCCGCCGAAGCTGAACCGATTGGCCTGCTTCTCGTGCGTGAGGCACTGACCCGGTCGCCCGTAGAACGTGCCAGTAGGGATCCGAACAATGGAATAGGGCGCAGAGATCGCTCGCACTCGGAGATCGAGGACGTTCACGATCGGCCCGCAGACCATCCCCGTGTCGCTCAGCACCCATCGACCGATGTCCTCCTCTCGAGCATCGCGCCAGTTCTCGATGAAGTCGATACCCAGCGCCTTCGCTTCCTCGACTGTGTAGTAGGTGTAGTCGACGCGGCCGACCCGGTCGGTGATCATGAGAAAGGGCCTCCCTGCGTGAGCAAGGAGGCCCCCACCTGCCAAGGAGTAGCCGAGCGGCTACAGACCATCACGCTGGCACCGAGGCGGCCCTTTGTCAAGTGCGCGTGCAAGTGGCACTCCTGTCCGCATTTTCACGAGGTCTTCGTAGCACGCATCGTTGAACTCATCCTCTCCGATGCAGTCGGGAAACCTGCGGTAGAACTCGGCGTTGATCTCGATCCAGTCGTCGTCGGTCAGCTCACTCGGACAGCTCAGGCTCTTGGCCGCCGCCTTCGCTCGGGCGAGCGGGAGGACCGTCATCCGGTAGTCCGCTCTCCTCCGCTGCAACCATTCCGACGGGGTGAGCAGCATCCCCGACTCCAAGATCGGCTGCAGCGGGAGGATCGACAGGAGCCAGTCCGGCAGGATCCCCGACATCGCCCTCCTTGCTCTGCACCTCGGTTCGCATCGCCAGCTCCTGCTGGAGCATCGCGATGCGGCGCAGATGGTCACGCATCAGGTTGAGCTTCGAGAAGCCCAGGCTGATCTTGTCGAAGAGCTCGGCCAGCTCTTCCCGCATCTCGTTCTGCATCGTCGCCAGCGCGATCAGCTGCGGGTCCATCAGCTCGACAGCCCCTGGGGGCGGACCCTGCTGCTGCATCTGCTGCTGCCGATGCAGCGCGTTGCGACGCATGAACTCGTTCACGACTTCCGGCGGCGGGCCGCCGGCACGCTTCTTCTGTCCCACGTGCTACTCCTTGTTGGGATCGGTGTACGCCTCCACCGCGGCGATGATCTCCTCCAGCCGCTTCGGGCCGATCCCCTTGATCGCGATCAGCTGGTCGCTGTCGGCCTCCATCACCTTCTCGACGGTGTCGAAGCCCGCGCTGACGAGCAGCGTCGCGACCTCGGGGTCCAGGCCCAGCGGCTCGAGGGACTCCTCGGACGACCGCGGCGTGAACTGAGCCATGAAGGCGGGGAGCAAGCCGTCGGGCTCCAGGTCCGTGACGCCGGCCATGAACTCGCTGATGCGCTGCTGCCGCTGCATCATCGCCTCCGCGCCCTCGGCACCGCCCGGCCAGCCGATCGACTCCAGGTGCGCGTAGGCCCCCTTGACGAAGTGCTCGATCGCCAGCTCCAGCGGAGTCATCTGGCTCTCGTGCTTGCCCATGAGCGGCGGCGCCGGGATCTCGAGCCCCTCCTGGGTGTCCAGGCGGGTGTTCCGGTCGATCGTGCGCGTCGAGGGCAACCGGATCTCGCCGGCCGAGACCTTCATCGCGTACTTCCGCATCGCGTCGGAGACGAGCGCCGTGAGGCAGCTCGTCAGGATGCCGATGCGGCCGCCGTAGGTCTGGATGTCCTGGTCGATGATCACGTCGCCAGTCGAGATGATGGTCATCTTGACGCGAACGTCGAGAGGGTAGTTCTTCGGTGCCATGATTGCCTCCAAGGAAAGATGCCCGTCGTGATCCCCCCGGGCCTGATTTGGCCCGAATCGGGAGCGTGAAGGGCAATTGGGTGAGCTTTCCGCCTTCATCGGTACCATGCGCGCACCAATCGGCATCCGTCAAGACGAAAAACCCCCCGGACGGAGTGCCCGGGGGGTAGCCCCAAGGTGAGTCGCCCAGAAACGACTCCAGCGGACTATGCGCCCGGCCAGCTCGCCGGGTCAACGAAATCGTGGAACCCGCACGTCGAGCCGCCCTGGAGCGGGCGCTCCCGGTAGGCGAGCCCGAGGTAGAGACCCTTCACCTGGGCGATCCCCATCGCGACCTTCCAGACCTCGCTGAAGGACGTGCCCGCCTTGAAGCCGCCGTAGGCTTCGTAGCCCGCCGGCACGGTGGCCCAGGCCTTGCCATCGGCCTTGAGCCCCTTCACGAGCAGCATGTCGTCCGGCATGGCGTTGGCGACGATGTTGTTGGGATGCTCCCAGACGCCGACGTCCTCCCAGAGCCGAGGACCGAGCCGCCGCGCCCGCCCGTTGACGACCACCTTCTTCTGGTAGGCGTCCATGAACCCGCGGAGCAGACGCTCGACCTCGGCCACCTGCATCTGGCGCCAGTCGCCAGGACGCCAGCCCGGCCAGACGATCGCCTTCTCCTCGTCGGTCAGCTGCCACCAGTTGACGTTCGGCGTGAAGTCGTCGACGAAGAGCCCCTCGACGCCGATGACGGTTCTGATCGCCTTCAGGCAGGAGAAGAGCCAGTCCGCGTCGAACTGAGCGTCCATCTTGTAGGGGTACGGACCCTTCGGCGAGCGGATCAGCGGCAGCCCAGGAGCGAGATCCTGCGGCCCAGGGAACCACGTCCGGCCGCGCCCAACCTGCGTCGGGTAGCTCGCGCCCCAATAGTTGACGTAGAGCAGCGACTTCGCGAGCAGCGCCTGGACATCGTCGTGCGGCAGATGGAGATCGGCCTCGTTCACGCTGTCGTAGAGCACGACGACGCGATCGTTGCCGAGGATCGCCCCCACCTGGTCGAGCTGTGCGGCGCGCTCGATCGCCTTCGAGTACGCGAAGAAGACGCTCTTCATCACACCACGTCTCCGTCGAGGGCAATCGGCGGCTCGAGATCGGCAACCTGGCCAGACTCGGAGACGACGGGCGCCGGGCGCATCCCCTCTTCGAAGGGCTCGACAGCAACGAAGTGCTCACCGAACCACTCGCCCTGCGCAGGGTGGTACGGCATGGAGACCCCGAACCTCTGGTTGAGCAGCATGATGCCGTCGCCCTGCCGCTGGATCTGCAAGTAGTCGCCCCAGCTCTCGAACCGGAAGGCGTGCTTCGTCAGCTCCTGCACGAAGATGTCCAAGATCTGTGCCAAAGTGAACGTTGTCGGCATGATTTCCTCCTTGGTGGGTCCATTTGCCCTGAATTGGGCAACCGCACGATCCCCCAACGGCCCCAACCGCGTCAAGACCTATCCCCGCCAACCCGTCTCCGATTTCTGGAGAGGCCCTGAACCCCAGACACCACCAGTCCTAGCGCAACTGCCCACCACTTTCAGAGCCAGAATACCCACTCGCTCAGATCCCATGCCAACCGGTTGACATATGCGAGTATTCGCATGAGTACCATGCCTTGTCTCCGATTTCTGGAGACACCACTACATCTTGTGGTCAGAGGTGCCCCGACACCACAAGAGAAGCCCGATTATGTTCCCTTGAGAAGTTTCTGTTGCCTAACCCTTGACACGGTGTGCTAGGCTGGGCGGTGAGGTTGGGAAGTCACAGGCTCCCCTCCCAGAGCCTACACTCAGCCCCTCACCAGCTAGCGGAGCAACCATCCGAGGCCCCCCAGGTCCATCACCACCCGGGGGGCCTCCCCTTACCCGCCCTGGTAAGAAACCTTCCAGCGCCCTTTTCACCACCGCAGTTCCCGCGGGGGACTTATATCGACCCCCTACCCCCGCTCGCGAGGCCGTGCCGGGCCCGATCGCGGTTAGAAC